ATAATGAGGCACCGCATTGATAAAGCCACCTTCTTAGACCTCTGGGAGCGTGTAAAAGCTAGTGGAGCCGGAGAACCCGGATTTTACTTTACAAACGACAAAGATTATGGTTGTAATCCTTGCTGTGAGATCTCCCTTCGTCCTTTCCAATTTTGCAATCTTACTGAGATAAATGTAAGCAACGTAGAGACGCAAGTAGATTTAAACAACAGAGCAAGGGCAGCTTCTATCATTGGAACACTTCAAGCAAGTTATACAGACTTTCACTATCTCAGACCAGTTTGGCAAAGAAACACAGAAAAAGATTATCTTATTGGTGTATCAATGACCGGTATCGCTTCAGGAAACGTGCTTAAGCTAGATATGACAGAAGCTGCGACGAATGTTCGTTTAATCAACGCAGAAATTGCGGAGAAAATAGGTATCAAGCCAGCTGCTCGTTGTACAACTGTAAAACCAGCAGGAACTACCAGTCTGACTCTTGGAACATCTAGTGGTATTCACGCATGGCACAATGATTACTATGTAAGACGGTTACGTGTTGGAAAGAATGAGGCAATATATCAATATCTTGCAATAAGACACCCAGAGTTGGTCGAGGATGAATACTTTAGACCACATGACACAGCAGTTATATCAGTACCGCAAAAAGCTCCTGAAGGCTCCATAACACGCCACGAGAGTGCTTTAGATTTGCTAGAGAGAGTTAAGCACGTACATCTTAACTGGGTCAAAAAAGGTCACCGCTCTGGACAAAATACCAATAATGTTTCTGCTACCATCACGATCAAGCCTGACGAATGGGAAGAGGTTGGCGAATGGATGTGGGAGAACAAACATAACTACAATGGCTTGTCTGTTTTACCTTATTCTGATCATACCTATATGCAAGCACCATTTGAAGACTGTGATGAAGAAACCTACAACAAACTATTTACTACACTAGCTGATATCGATTTAGACAATGTTGTTGAGATAGAAGATAATACAGATCTAAAAGGTGAAGCCGCTTGTGCCGGTGGAGCTTGCGAAATAATCTAAGGAGTATACTATGAAAGAGAAAATGGAAGCACTTATTGAGAATCTACAAGCAGCCATCGCTGATTTGGAGAAAGTTGAAGAACATGCTTATGGCTATAAGTCAGCAGCTGTTAGAGTTCGGAAAGTAATGCATGAAGCAAGAAATGAACTCCAAGAGTTAAGAAAAGAAGTTCAGACAAAGAAAAACTTAGGTTAAAATTTGACAAACACACTGAAGTGTGTTATAATATATATACGCTGTCTTGTCTTGGGTACAAGATAGAGCTTGTGGCAACTCTTCTTTGCGTGACAGGCCGTTATTAAATTTGGAGGTATAATGTTAAAAGAAGTGTTCAATAGACATGTCATGGTTGAGATACTTGACGAACAAGAAGAAGAGAAAGATAAGGGGTTTTTGTTGCCTGACGACTATATGAAGCCAAAGTCACCATATGCAATAGGCAAGGTCCTAATTTACTCCGAGGACGGTAATCTGCGCCTAAACACAGGAGACCTCATAGTTTTTCAGAGATCTATGCTACAGGAGATAGAGATAAAGAGCCAGAAGATCTATTTAATATTAGAAAACTACATCTTTGGGAGTATAAACGATGAAATTAACTAGAGAATATTTAAAAAAACTAATCATGGAGCAAATGCAAACAACCTTTATCAAGGAGGAAAAAATTAGTTTAGATGATGCGAGAGCTGCTTTATCATCACAATATAGTGCTGGTGGTCCTTACACCGTAGCAATGATCTCAGCCGAAAATCCTCCATTAATTAACTATAGTACGGAAAAGAACCAACAAATGATGCAAGAACTTGAAAAAGACATGAATGATAGAGGACTGAGTTATTATCCAATTGATGGTCAATATTTTGGAGCAGGCGAAAAGTCCTTTCTTGTCATTAACGCTCGAAAGGATCAAATTGTAAATTTGGGCAAAAAGTATTTTCAAGACTCTGTTATTTGGGGAGATAAACAACGAGCAATGGCAGACGAAGGTAGTGGTCCAAATATTTATTTTCGGTTTCTTTTTATAAAGCTACACCCAGAAGAAGGAGAGAAATCTCGTAAATACACAGTTGACGATGAAAGAGATGCTATATTAAATGATACCAGCATTCAAGAAAGAGATGATATGTTCTCTAGAATTGCCGGAGAAAAGTTTGTGATTCCCTTTTTCACCGACCCAGGTATGGAATATAAAGCCAATGTCAGACCAGAGAAAATGGACACTATCGACGGGAGACAGGTTGGTGGAATATATGAGGTGGATGATGAGTGAATCGTATAATAGATCGATTTTTCTCTATAATGACCGACTTGGTTGCGTATCTTTCGTTGATAGCATGGGTACTGACCTTACCATCGTTAACAGTGCTCGTGTTAGCTTTGGTCGAGAAAAAGATGAATTGGACCAACGTGATAAACGACTCATTAAATATTTGGTTAAGCACAAGCACACTTCAACATTTGAGCACAATGTTATTACTTTTAAATTTGTCGTGCCTCTGTTTGTTCGTTCTCAGCACCATCGGCATCGTACGTGGTCGTATAACGAAATTTCTCGCAGGTATACTGATAAGAATATGCAGTTCTATTTACCGGAGGTTTTTCGTACGCAGCATGAAAGCAACAGACAAGCATCGAACCCTGAAGACCTCATCAATCCGAAAATCTGGGGCGAGGACAGCATACTCTCGAAAAGCTCGATGACAATGGCTGATTTACTAAACCTTAGAACAAGAGAGTGTTTAGATGCATATCAAACAATGCTGGACAGAGGAGTTTGTCGAGAACAAGCAAGAATGATACTTCCACAAAACCTATACACAGAATATTATGGAACTTGCAATCTTTCGAATCTACTTAAATTTATAGACCTTCGCACTCATGAGGGTGCACAATGGGAGATTCAAAAAGTTGCTGAAGCGTGTTTGGAGATTGCTAGCGACTTGTGGCCTGTGGCTGTTGAGTCGTATCGTGATATCAAACATGGAAGAATTCAAAAAAGCACCACCTAAATTTAAACTCGGAGACTTAGTGATAATTAATAATCTAGGTCTATTATTTGTCGAACAAGAAGAAGTTAGACATTTCGAATATGGTCTAATATCATCAGAACCATATCATTATATCAAGTCCAGAACGCAAGACATACTTTTCTTTGGTTGGTGGACGTACGATGTTTTAATTGATGGCAAACTAATTAAAATGATGCCAGAAACTTTCCTAAAAGAGGTTCAAAAAGATGAAAATAAGGATAATAAAGAAAAATAAATTACTAACAGAGTCAGACGGGCAATTTCCAGTTACAGCAAGGTACAGACAAACCCAATCGAGAAAACCATCAGGAAATAACCAACATGCACCAAAACAAATTCAAGACTCCAGAATAGAGATAGCAATGAACATAGATAGATTCCTACAGAGACCATTTGTGACTGTTGGGGAAGAGATAATGAATGATGATGGCGAACTTGTAACAATCACGGACGCAAAAGACACGAATCTGCTGTTATACGTATACAGAGGAATATCCGATCAAGGCGAAATAATGAACGGAAATGATGTTGGGGCTGTCAATAGAGAACTGACCCAAAGGGTTGAACATTTTTTATTGTCTCTTGACAATTTTGACAAAAAAGTTCTTGCATCCGATATTGATCAGATAATTAATTATATGATTGGTGATAGAAGTTCTGAAGAAGAGTTGACACATCAATCTCACTATATGTTAGGAGCCGCTCCTGGTCATTTTGATGATTTTACATTTGCAGCGAGATCAAGGTCTGTATACAAAGATACGAGAGCTGGTAAAGATTTTATGCTGAAAAAAACACCAGAATTAAAGAACATACCGACAGAACATCACTTTCTATTTTCTATGGAAAATTTAATGGGAAGAGTGAAAACAGCACTCAACCAAAAACCACCTGAAGGTATACCGTATTTAGACCCAGATTCATATGACGCAAACTATCGACTCGGTGTTACTACCGAAACCGTACAAAGAGAGGAAGAGACTCTTGCAAAAGACAAGCAAGCTGTAAAAGCAATGAGCGATACTTTAAAAAGTCTGTTTGTAACAGCGTATCAAACTCCAAATAGTCCACTTTTAGCAGGATTAGATGTGCAAGAGCAAATATCCTTGATGGAGCCTCATTTTATAAATTTAATACAAACCACAATAGAACAGATGCACAAACGAGAAAAACCAGAGAATTTTCTAAAATTCATTGACATCTCTGAAAATGTTCCTTCTTATTTTTTAGAAGAGTATCAAGAATCCATAGATTCTATAATTGATGGCTTGGTAACATTAGATATGATTTAGGAGGAAGTTTGGATAAATTATTTTTTGATAAAGTTGTTGTCGGCGGTTCGTTAACAGCCATACTGTTTGCTTATAAAAACAACCTTCCTATCATAATAGATATACCACATATGCCATTTCAATTGGATGAATGTCCGCCTCATTGGGACTTGTCTTTCATTGGTTTTTCTAACAAACTTAAACACAAGAAAAGTCAAGTATGGGATAGACTACTGTTTATAATGGCCATGTCAGGCTTGGTAATTTTCCCAAATAACATGAGAACATGCCGAGTTGAAAACGAAAAAATTATCATAATAACAATTGATAATAAGAAGCTCGAAGTTGGTTTCAACGATATTGTTGAATTTGACAAAGAAAGAGACGATGAGGTTGTCTTATATGACTGGTTTGCTGTTAGATCAGGTTGCAGACATGAATATGATATACTCGCAGACCCCAATTCTGACTTGTGTCACACCTTATTGTTTCACCCATCAACCAGAAAAACCACAAGAAGCGATATGAAAGATGTGTGTGCCGTATCTACAATTTCTGAGAAGTGTTTATCTGAAATAGAATATTCTGAAGGCTATGCTCGAATGAAAACATATAAAATGATGAAAGAAGCCGGCATCAGAGGGCAATCCAATGGATACAACAAACATGGAAAACAACTGCACTATGCTATAAAAATAGAACACATGTACAGAGAAGTCTATTACAAATACAACAACGGATATGCAATAGAAGACATATTAAAAACAGAACTAGACAAGGAGAGTCAACTATGGAAATTGACGCAAAGCCTCATAATACAAACGCTTTCCACTTAGCTGGCATAGTTCCTTGTGCTGGTCAAGCTCTGGACTTTGGAATGGAATGGCCCGACTTTATGATGCCCGTGGCTCCAAATTATACAATGCTGGAGTCCGCAATATATGAATGTGCTTACGCTGGTTGTGAAACCATATGGGTTGTTTTGCACGGAGATACTGCTCCGTTTGTAAGGCACCGCATAGGAGACTTCGTCCAAGACCCTGTTTGGGCGTTTAGAAAACACGACCCTTTCCCGGATGAATCGAGAAGAAGGATACCAATATTCTATGTCCCGATACATCCAAAAGATAGAGACAGAAGAGACTGTCTCAGTTGGTCAGTAATTCAAGGAGCTTTAACTTGCTTAAAAGTATCATCAAAACTTTCTAAGTGGTTAATACCAGATAAGTATTGGGTATCATTTCCATATGGTATATTCAACCCAGCAGAGCTTAGACCCTTCCGCCAAAAAATTTCCTCGCCTAAAAATTTTTACATAACTCATAACGGGAAAGCAATGGATCACAACCACTTCACCTCATTTTCATTTGGAAAAGAGGAGTTTGTCCGATATCGACGAAATATCCGAACGGGAACCGGAATGTATGCCGATGGTGAGTACAACGCTTCGGGAGCGCCCTCAAGAGTTCTTCCAACTATAGAACAATATTCAGCAAGGTGGTTTGACCTTAAACACGTTTTTACAGAGTTAGACATAGAAGAAGACAACTCATATGAACCAAAAGATTATTTCGATCTTGGTTCTTGGGAAGATTACCGAAACTATTTATCTTCAGAGTATTCCCTCACAGTTAAGCGTCCTCACGAAAGGATAATGAAATATTCCGAATTTCAAAGAATTGCGCTTGACAGATCCAACTGAGTATGTTATAATGTCTATAAGAACAAAAAAATATAAAAAAATATTGCAGGAGGTTAAATACTTAAGGAGTGAACTTGAGTATCAAGAAGAAGTTTTGTCCGAATATCATCACAGTTTTGAAGAATACTATAGGAGTTGGTGTGATACTAATAATATTAACATTGTTGAGCAAGAACAAAAGAACCCTGAGAGAATCAAAAACATGATACCTGACAACGTTTCAGAACAGAAATATGACAAAGAGAACAGAATAATACCAAAACAAGACATACAAAACAAACTTGATGCTAAAAAATTTAACAAACTATATAAAAAGATTGCCATGGAGCTTCACCCAGACAAGTCCAATGGAGACTCCAAAAAGTTTTTGAAAGCTAGCATTGCATATAAAAAAGGTTTTTGGTCAATATTATTAGAATACGCAATAGAGTTAGAAATCGAACCAGAAAATTTATCAGAACTATTGCCGTTGCTTACAAAAGAAGCAAAAGAGATAAGAAACAAAATAGAACACAACAAAGGAATATATACTTGGAAATTTTATGAGTGCGAAGATAGTCAACCTTGTAAAGACAAATTAATTAAAAATTTTTTAAAACACCTATTCAAAATGGAGATAAAATGATATTATTATTACTAGCATGTTACGGCGACGTTAGCATCATGAAAAGAATCGCAGATGACACAGCAGAGGTCATCGGAGTTGGAGAACCCTCAGCCGACCCACAACCAACTTGGGAACCAAGCTGGGAACCAAGCTGGGAGCCTTCTTCTGAGCCTTCATACGAACAAACGCAACGAAACGGTATTTCTGGCTATACATACATGAGACTAAGACAAATAGCATGTCCTGGGTGTATGGGCGAAACGCAAGAAATATCTATAAATTTTAGAGCACTTTTCCATGAACCATCGACTGACGGACATACAAATTGGATTCCGCCCCACGGCGAATGCACAACTAATTTAATATCAACCAGCCCCTCAACTGTTCCCACTGATATGGGTGTCGATATATACATTGAAGGTGAGTATCACACATTCACAGCAGACTCTGTTGGGCTGGGCATCTATGAGAACAATAGAATATGGGAATCACAATTGGAGAGAGACACAAGATATGATGTATACACAGACCAAGGAGACTATAGTTTTGTTTCCACTCATGGTTTCGATTTTATTGAACCATATACCATGCTTTGGGTCGACCCATCTTATGCCTTTGAAGCACCAATATTCAGGTCAGGAGCAACTTTCACTTGGGGACCGACCAGTACCGACTCTACTTTTATGATTACGGTAGCGGTATATTCTTGGGATGGATCTCAATTTTTAGGATATGTTACCTGCACCGGACCAGACAACGGTTCCATGACTATTCCAAGCCAGTACTTGCTGAATTTCCAAGCTGGTTCTCTTGTAGCAATACATTTATCGCGACACAAAGTGGAGTTAGTTGAAACTAATATAAACAATTCATTCATTGAGACTCATATGGAATGGGAAGTCGTGGGTACTGGTACTATTTATTAGATAGGAGGTATTTATTATGGAAAAATGTGAATGTTGTGGTTGTGCACCAAGCTCATGTGCTTGTGAGTGTTGCTGCGGAGCAAAAAAATGAAAGGAATATGCACGGCTTGCGAATGCGATCCATGCGATTGTGGATGGGGGTCATATGTTTGTCAATATAAGAAAAGGAACTCTGATAGAGTATATGTCTCTACTAAATCATGGTGGGAATACGATGGGAGTGGTCTTGAGCCCTCCATCAACTCGTCTTGGTCTATCTACGATGATTGTGTGGAATATTTCGGAGGCTTATACGGAGAAAGTGGATCTCCGAGAGCTTATATGGGTAAGATGGTATTGAACTTTAAAATAGGAGATCCGGTTAGGTATTTTCCAAATTCAAATCTGGTAAATGATGAGGGCGTTTGGATAGTTAAAGATATTATAAATAAACATAGCTTAGACTGCTCTTGGTATGATTATGAAATAACAGATGGATCAAGAAGTGTTCTTTGTCGACAAGAAGAATTATTCACACTGGAGGTAAAATGAATAAACAAATATGGAACAGATTATCAAAACATTTGAATGAAGACAAGAAAGAATTTGTAACAGACCTGTTCTCAGAATGTTTTGATTATTCTCCATTTGTCCCTTGGGACAAAATAATAGCAGACTTAGTCTCAATTATACACTGGAGGACACAACATTTTGATAAAAATTTTAAAGTCGTTCAAGTAAAAAATAAATTTGGTCACTTACGTTTTTATATAGAAGGCGACAATGATGACTATTTAAGAGGTGCGATAAGGATGGCTGAAGTTCAGTGTTCCAAGATTTGTCCGTTTTGTGGTTCTTATGACCTAAAAAGAGTGTCGTCTGGAAGATTTGCTAAAAGATGCGTACAATGTGACGAAGGGAGTTTTGAAATGACATGACTATTATGCCTGACAAATTTGAGAAAGTTCCATTAAAAAGTTTACCTGAGAGGCAAAAACCAAAGTACAAAATCGGAGACTTGGTATTTGTACAACCAGGTTCAGGCAAACACACCTATGGATTCTATCTTAAAGAGGGTATGGGAGTCGTAATAGGAATAGAAGCTTTTAAGATCGTTGGTTTCGAATCCTACAGTCCAAAGCCAATATACCTGATAGAGTACAAAATCAAATGGGCAGAAAAAGATTCGCATGGATATGTTCCGGAGCATTCTGTCTTTTTGGTGGAAACAGATGATGAATGACTAATTAATATATGAAATACAAAGGAAAATACTTTATTGTTGTAGAAGACCAAGGCATACTAAAAAGTGGAATGCTCTGTCATTGTTTTGATGAACAACAAGACTTTGTACGAATGTGGTTTCAAAATCCAATATTCAGTGATATGCATGAAGTCAAAATTTCAAAAAACATAATGCATATCTTTAAGGAAAGGTGATATAAATGTTTAAAGAATTTTTTAAGAGAATATATAAGTCTCGCAAAACAATACCCAAAGAAAAGGCTGATGCTTTAAAGAACGATATAAGAATTCTTAAAGAACTAATTGACAAAAGGCAAAAGCAAATTAAAAAATTTGAAGGTCTGGTAATAAGTGACCCAGAGCATGAGAAAAAATATCTTGAAAGGATCACCATCCATAAGGGACTGGTGAAAGAGCACCTGCAAAAAATAGAAGAAATTGAAATGATTCTACTTGACAGTTAGTGTTTATTGTGTTATAATACTTTATATAAAAAAGATACAACACAATAATCGGAGAAAGAATGAAAATAATCAAGAGAAGAGGTCGTTTGCCGGAGGTTAAAGTAGTGAGATTTAGATTCGAAGTAGGAAGTATTGTAGAGATTCAACCTTTTTCACTAGGAAGGCTGCAAAGAACAGCAATGTCAAAATACAGAGGACAATTGGGAATAGTTATAGAAACTGGAAACCCCAAACCCTTAATGGTGGACGTCCTACTGTTCTCAGGAAAACACATAACAATAAGGAAAGAATTTGTCAAGCTAAAATTTGACTTGCTACCAAAGAAAGGGAGGTAATATGGTAGAGCTACATTGTCACTTGGACGGGTCATTGAGACTCAGCACATTGGAGGAACTCCTCCGCCAAAAAAATTACCAAATACCGGAGAAAATTCATTTCTATCCGGGAATGGGAATACATGAAGCACTCTCACGGTTTCACACAACATTATCGGTTCTTCAAGACCCCGACGCTGTTGAAAGGGTTACGAGAGAAATATGTGAAGACTCGCGTACATATGGAGTATCTTACACGGAGATAAGATTTGCTCCACAATTGCACAAAGGTACATCAACAGAAGAGATTGTCGACGCAGCTATTAGCGGACTTGATGAAAATGCCAACCTCATTCTTTGTGGGTTGTATGGAGAGCCACCAAGTGTATTAAACAGTCTTGTTGAAATTGCAAGAACTCGACCAAGAGTTGTTGGTATCGACCTCGCGGGGGCGCCTTGTACAGACCACCAGTTTAGTATGCTTGACTATGACGAACCATTTACTCGAGCAAGAGATTTGGGTATCGGAAGAACTGTACATGCCGCCGAAGGGCGTTCGCCCAAAGAGATCGACGTTGCGATCAACTTCTTGCATGCCCAACGAATTGGTCA